CAGGGTCAGTAACTGATCGCGTCACGGGTGACCCCTTTGTGACCTTGGCATTAACAACGCTGGTGCTCTGGTTGGCGTCGCCTACGTTCTGCGTATAAGTCTGGTTCTGCGTACCGGTGCGGAACTCAAATACGCCACCAGTTGTGTCAAAGTTGTAATCAGAAGCCTGAACGGCAGACGGATCGGCAGTTGAGCGAAGGATTGGCGTGTTATTGAGATAAACATCCTTCAACATTGCCGTGTTGTATTCCGTCGTGCCGAGCGTGTAGCCACGGGCAGATGGGAATCCTTCAATCTCGCCCTCACAGAGAACATCAATAATCCGCGCTACCTGCCGTGAATCAAGATTGTCTTTCGTGACATTTGCGCTGCCGCCGCCGCCGCCGCCGCCTTTGCCACCGCCGCCGCCGCCACTACCAGCGATCAAACGCTTGGTCATGACGTGACCTCCTCGGTGTTGATGCCAGCCGACACGACAATGCTGCCGGTAAACACTTCGCCGTAAATCACCGGCACAGGCACGCCCTGCCGCGAGACGTTTTGAATGCCAGAGAAGCTGTATGACTTACGCGGATCGTTGTCGCCGTCGGTGCCTTGCTGGATCGTTGGCGTAGGGGTCAGCATTTGAGCGACGCCACCCAAGATCAAACTGGCGCCGATGCCCACACCGATCGAGACGGCCTGGGAGCCAAGCGTGAACAGGCCACCAGCCAGCGCAGCACCGGGTGCGAACAGCAGCGAGAATGCCACCAGCGCGACACCCGCCAAGATCTGCCCAACCCCTTCCGCACCAGCGATCACTGGCACAATCCTGATCGGCTCTTGGCTGGCGACAGGGAAATGCAGATGCTCCGGGTGATCGGCTAAGTCGAGCTGGTTGCGGCCCACGGTGACCTTGTAGTCGCCCTCAGACAGCACACCGCGCAGGTCAGGGAAATTGGCAAGCAGGAACCGGATCGCCTCGGCCGGTGTCTTGACGGCAGCCTTGAAGCTGCGTTGCCCCAGATGCTTTGCCAGCTTGCCGTAGACCTTGATGACGCGAAACATCTCAGCACCTGCTCCTATGCCTGACGATCAAGCCCGTGCTCTTCTGATAGTAGCCGCCCCAGATGTCACGGCTACTGAGCCGACCGCGCAAATGGTGCAGGATGCGCTGCTCACCCACATATACGGCGACATGGTTCAGGCCGGGTGACCCGTCAAGCTGCATGAAGATCAAATCACCATGCTCCGGTTCGTTGATGCCGTGATCTTCGAAACCTGCCTCGGCGAAGCACCGCTGAAACATGGGCGCGTTATGGAACTCAAGCAGTGACGCAGGCCGCTCCCAGTCCGGCAGATCGAGCGTCATCTCCTCTTTGTACCAATCCCGTGCCAGCGTCCAGCAGTCGCTCACGCCCCACACCCACTCCCGCCCGATCAGCGGCGCTTGATAGCCCTCTGGCTCGACCTTGCACCACATCTCGGTGCCAGGGTTGCAGATGTGCCAAACCAGTCCGGACTTTTCGCAGGCCATGCGGTCGGCTTGGCTTGGCTGCGCAGGTGTCTGCGGGTGGCTGTGAAACACGGCGATCACCTCGCCAGCATCCTCGGCAGCGGCGAAATCGTCAGGATCAAGGATAAAGAAGTCCTTAGCGGGCGCCAAGTTCTTACATGGCCAATACTGTTCGCGGCCTTTGATGACCACCACCAGCCCACATGCCTCGCGTGGTGCATCCTTGAGCGCATGTTGCAGCGCGTTGTGTTTCCAGTGTGTCATCCGTAGAACGTGCCAGCGCTGGGGAATGATCCGAAGGGTAAGTCGTTGAACTCACCAAAGCGCTTCTTGCATGAGCTGATCCGTTTGCCGCACACATCACGCAACGGGTCAACGGTGCCTGTCTGCACCAGAGGCTCAACAGCACTGCTGTAACTGGATGTCCAGAGCGGCGTATTGGCGCCTGTGAAAAGGATGAGCTGGCCGCTGGTCGTGATGCTCAGCCGGTTGTTGCTGTTGCCGCTGACGCCAGTGATCTCATACTGCGGGCCTGCTGATGTCAAAGTGCCCAGCGTGGGGTGGTTGTTTCTAAATGGGTTATTGCTGCTCAGGGTCTTAGGCAAGTTCACTACCTCGCCTTGGTAGTAGCTGCCTGTTGAGCTGCTGATCGACTGACTGCTAATGATGTTCCACGCGAACGATTCGCCTGTGTAGTGATCGACAGGCAACGCAGTCGAAGTGAAGGTGAACTGAACCGTGATTGTGCGGCCGTCAATGTTGAACGTCTCTGTCTGCGTGTTGGTCAACCCCGCGCTGGCAGGCGATGAACCGACACATTCCCAGCCAAAGCCACCAGAGCGGCCAATCTGGCCATCGGTCGGATACCAATTAATGAATGCCAAGCTTGTTGGTGTTGCGGTGCCGACCGTGTTGCTGGCCCAGATCGCGCTGCTGCCGTTGTAGATGACCAGGTTGCCATCGGCCTGCATCGTGATCCGCCAATTGCCATCGCCACGGTTTGTTGCGGTTGCCCAGACCGGTACGTTTGCTTTGTTGTAGACAACGAAGTTGCCATCGGCCTGCATGAGCGCTCGATACCAGCCATTGGACGAGACGATCGCATCGCCTTCATTTAATGTTTCGCCAACGTTGAGCTGTGCGCCAAAAGCAGTCGAGTTAAAGTTAGGCGCAGGCGTTGCGCCAAGGGCGTTGTCGTACTCATCAAAGTAGTTGGTGCCTGTATAACCACACTCAGCGCTACGGTATTTCCACTGACAGATGTTGGCGATCACCTGCCGTTTTGGTGCACGCACACCGGCTAGGTCAAGCACTGCCGCAAGCTCAAACTCAACAACGTCCCTGTTCTCAAGCGACTTGCGATCAATGTAGTAAATCTCTCGTGGCATCTCCTCGTTGGCTGGTGTGCCATAGGGATTCACGCCACCTGCGAAGTTGTCAGGGTCAAGAAACCTGCTCAGCGTGCGAATCCTGATCACCTTCGCGCCTGTCAGGTCGTTGCCAATCGTGAACTCGTTGACGCTCAGCAGTAACGCCGAGATGTTGCCTAGCAGGTTTGAGACGCGCACCTTTGGTCGCGGAAGCTGGCCAGTGCCGTTGTACTCAAAGCCTTCCACCTCGATTGGCAGTGCTTGGTATGGCTTGCCCTTCCAAATGATGTTCCCTGATGGCGTGGTTTGATTGGCGCCAGGGTGAAAGTAAACGATCTCTGTCGTGCCGTGTAGCGTCGCGTCAAGGTGCAGCTCAAACAGCTCGATGATCGCGTAGGGGTTGGAGCTAAGCAGCTCCTGAAACATCTCGCTCATGGTTCGTAAACTTCCATAAACTCAGCGGTAACCGTGTTGTTATTGCAGCTCAGCATGTCCATGCTCCACTGAGAGCACACATACTTGCCAGCCCCACCTCTCGGTGGCGTCCAGTCAAAAGCTTCAACGCCGGCGCGTGCCTCAAGGAACCCGAGAATATTGTCTCGCTCGGTGTCGGTGCGGTTTGCAAAGGTCAGCTGCCAAGTCTTGGGGTCCGTGTTCAGGCCGTACCGCAGACGCTGCTCATAGCCATCGCCAAACTGAACACGCCGCACACGCGGCTGGCTTTGCTCCGTCGCCGTGAAGCTTGGGGTATAGGTGAAGGTTGCCATTATGCGAGCAGTCCCCCAGGCCGTTTCTGCTTCACCAATTCTGCCTGCACCGCACCAGCAATGGCACGGCCCAAAGCGGCGCCGCCGCCTTGATCGCCCTGCACGCTGCTGCCCTTGGCATCCACGCTCACGTTGACCGTAGTGGTGCCGCCACCGCCTGCCACGCCAAGCTTGCCATCACGGCCACGGCGTAGCGGCATGATCGCCTCAGGGCCTGCCTCGCCCATAAGACCATTGCGCAGCGCGCCGCCGCTGGCGAACTTGAACAGCGTGGGGGAGTTGACCACACCGCCAGACGCAAAGGGCTGGATGCCGTTGGCAAAGGTGCCGCCGTTGGCGAAAGCGCCGCCGGGGTACAGCTGGGTAGTTGATAGCGCCTTGGTGCCGCTAAGCCCCGAGAAGCCAGGCAGCAGGCTTTGGATGAACTGCAGAAGTGGCGCAATGATCAGCATCCGCGTCACCATCCGCGTCAAATCCTCAACGACGGACAGCGCGAACTCTTTGAAGCTGAATTTGCCCGTCATCGTCAGGCTAACGATTGCATCCTCGAGACCTTTAAAGGCGTTCTGCGCCACGTTGCTGATGTTCTCGCTCAGCGTCCCGATGCTCTCCAAATAAGAGCTGATGCCGCCTTTCGCGCCTTGGATGGCTTGGCTTTGCAGTTCAATGGCATCGACAAACTCCATTGCGTTGATTGCTGCCTGTGCGCCCTCGTCACCAATCGCTTTCAAGCCCTGTTCGTATTGCTTGTTGGCCAGCGCGACGTTGCCCTCTGAGATTTTATTGATCAGATCCTCAAACGGTTTGATGTCGATCTGGCCACCGGCCTCGTTAATCTCAACCGCCAACTTGACCACATCGCGCGTCAGTTGATCGATCTGCCGATTGTTGTCAGTGATCGCTTCATTGCGGCGCAACGCCAACTGCTCGAACTCATTGGCGCCCACGCCCACATAGGCAGCGTTCAGATCTTCCACGCTTTCGCGCAACTGTTGCTGAAGGTCAAGCGCGCGCTGGCCAAGGTCACGCCGGCGCTCCTCAAGCCGCTCTTGCTCAGCGGCTGCACGCTTAGCAGCGGCTGCACGTTTGGCTGCTTCCGATGCTGCGCGCTTATCAGCCTCGGTCGTATCCAACTCCATGGCAGTGCCACCACGGCGCAGGCCGGTGCCTGGCGAAGGAGAATCAGTCCAGATTTTCTGGATCTGCTGAATATCCCGTTTTGCCTGTTCGATACCTTGCGTCAACCCTTGGTACAGCGCGCGGCCAGCACCAGCAAAGTCGCCCTGCATTGCTTTGTTGAGCGCGTCAAACGTGGCGCCCCATGCTTTTAGAAACTGGTCGACCAGCTTGATCGTTGCGTACAGCGCTGTTGCAACAGCTCGCAGGCCACCCTTGATCACCTCAAACAAAACTGTCCAGTCCTGCTCGGTGTCAAACAGGTCGCCAAACACCTCAAGAATCGACTGCAACGCCGGCAACAGCGCATTGGTCAGTTCAAGCCCAAAGCCCTGTGCCTTGATGCCAAGCTCGGTGATCGTGTCGTTGAACAGGTCAGAGCGCGCCGCAAAGTCATCGCTCACCTTGAAGGTAAACTCATCCATTGCTGCCGCGCCTTCATTAAGCAGCGGGATCAGGTCGGCGCCTGCCTTGCCAAACAAAGCGACGGCCGCGGCCGCCTTCTGTGCACCGTCCGGCATGTCGGCAAAGCGATCAGCAATCTGCTTCAGTGCAACATCGGCCGAGACCACTTGACCATCGGCACCTTTGACGCTGACGCCAAGCGCATCAAACTTGCGTGCCAGAGCATCGTTACCTTCAGCCGCCTTGACCAAGTTGATGCTGAGCTTGGTCAAGCCCTTGCCAAGCGTTTCTTGGTCAACGTCGGCCAGCTTTGCTGCGTTTCCAAGTCCAATCAGTGCGCTTGCTGCGATGCCCGTCTTGGCCTGCAGGTTGAACAGCTCATCCCCTGCATCGATCGAGCTTTTCACCACAGAAGTCAGGCCGGCCACAATCGCGCTGCCGGCAATCGCCGCACCAAAGCCCGCCACGGCGCCCTTCAGGCTGTTAAAGCCCATTGCAGCGTTCTTGGCCTGCCCCTGCAGGCCCTGCATGGAGTTGCCAAGCCGGCGGATGTTGTTCTCGCCTTGAACATCCGCCTTGATCCGCAGCAGCGCGTCGAGGTTCATGTCAGCTGCTCCGGCTGTTGACCGTGATCAAGGCGGCTGCTTCCATGACCTGCAAATCCTCCAGCAGCGCGCGCGGGTCTTCTACTTCATACAGTCTAAGGAGCCACGCCACAGCCCCATAATCGAGG